TAATTAACGCTACTCTCCGCAATACAAGCTACACAAGCCCGACAACGGTTTATGTAGGTCTGTACACAAGCGATCCGGGTGAAGGCAATACAGGTACTGAGGTATCTGGTGGTTCCTACGCTCGTACAGCGGTAACATTTGGTGCGCCATCTAACGGTGTATCGACGAACAGTGCATCGGTAACATTCCCGACTGCTACTGGCACATGGGGTACTGTGACTCACGTTGGTATTTTGGATGCGTCAACTAGCGGCAACCTGCTGTATTACACAGCCTTGGATGCGTCTAAGTCGATTGCTTCTGGTGACGTGTTCACAATCTCGACAGGCAACCTTTCCGTAACTCTGGAGTAATCTATGCCATTAGTCATTGCTGACCGAGTTCGGGAAACGTCCACCACGACCGGCACAGGCACATTAACACTGGACGGTGCAGTAACGGGCTTTCGTACTTTCGGATCGGCGATAGGCAGTGGTAATACTTGCTATTACACAATTACTCTCGGTGCGGATTGGGAAGTTGGTCTCGGTACTGTTGGAACGGGTACGTTAGCTCGTACTACGGTACTGAAATCATCTAATAGCAATAACGCTGTTAATTTCGGTGCTGGTACTAAGGATGTGTTTGTAACGTATGCGGCTGATGTTGCTGCTATAACGAGTGCTGCACAGACATTTACGGCTGCTCAGACATTTAGAGCTTCTAATGCTATTCGTTCTGAGGCTGCGTCAACACAGGATGCTATCGTTATTGCTGGTAGGGCTGGCGGTACGTCTTCCTATGCTGCAACGCTAACTCCTGCGACGTTATCTGCTAATAGAACGGTTACTGTTCCTGATGAAACCTTCACTATTGGCTATCGAAATATCCCTGCTGTTGGTACTAAGACAGGTTCTTATACGTTAGCCGTTGGTGATGTAGGTAAGTACGTTCAACTTGGCTCTGGTGGCTCGATTACGATTCCTGATGCAACATTTGCTGAGGGTGACGTAATTTCTATTTTTAACAATACGACAGGCAACATTACGATTACCTGCACCATTACGACGGCATACATAGCTGGTACAGATTCCGATAAAGCTAGCGTTACCTTGGCTACTCGAGGCGTTGCAACAATCCTGTTCATTAGCGGCACTGTCTGCGTCATCTCAGGGAACGTGACATGAGTGGAATTATGGCAATGCTGCTTGGTCGGGGTGTTGGCAGCGGTGTATTAACCATCATTGAAACCTTTACTGCCAGTGGGTCGTGGACTTGTCCTACTGGTGTGACTGAGGTTGAGTACCTTGTCGTTGCTGGTGGTGGTGGCGGTGGCAGCCCTTCTACAGGTACGCAAGGGCATGGCGGGGGAGGTGCAGGCGGTTTTCGTACCGGTACTGGCTTGTCGGTTACTGCTGGCACGACCTATACCGTTACGGTTGGCGGCGGCGGCGCAGTTAATACTGCGGGAGCGAATTCGGTTTTCAGTACGATCACATCAGCAGGCGGCGGTTTAGGTTCAGACGCAAGAACAACCCCCGGCGGCAATGGTGGTTCTGGCGGTGGTGGCTCTGCGGGTAGTGCTGGTGCGAGCGCAGGTGGTTCTGGTAATACGCCTTCGGTATCTCCATCACAAGGCAGCAACGGCGGCACTGCGTTTAGTAACGGATCAAACGGCTACGGTGGTGGTGGCGGCGGGGCTAGTGCAGTAGGTGCTACAGCGACAAACGGCGTTGGTGGTAATGGTGGTGCTGGGACTTCATCATCTATTTCCGGTTCTAGTGTTACTTATGCTGGTGGTGGCGGTGGCGGTGCGGCTACCGGCACTGAAGGGACGGGCGGTACTGGAGGGGGTGGTAAAGGTGCTGGAGCAACTGCTTCCGTTGCGGGCACTGCAAATACTGGTGGCGGTGGTGGCGGTGGTGGCAATAACCAAACGGGTAAGGCTGGCGGTTCCGGCATCGTCATCATTTCCTATCAACCCCCAGCAAGCAGAATTCTTAGCTTTGCCGCTTCATCTCAATGGACTTGCCCAACAGGTGTGACCAGCGTTGATTATCTTGTTGTAGCTGGTGGTGGTAGTGGCGGCACTGGTGCTGGAGGTGGTGGTGGTGCTGGTGGGTTCCGTACTGGTACTGGTTTATCCGTAACTGCTGGTACTACATACACAGTAACCGTAGGGGCAGGAGGTAGTCCAGTTACGAACGGAAGTAACTCTGTTTTTAGCACTATTACATCTGCTGGCGGTGGATTTGGGGGCGATTTCCCTCTTGCGTCAAAAGGTAGTGGTGGATCAGGTGGTGGCGGGTATTACAACAGTACAACTGGTGCAGCAGGGAATACGCCTAGCACAACACCATCTCAAGGAAATAATGGTGGAAATGCTGTTGCTGCACCATCTTACGGAGGTGGTGGTGGCGGTGGCGCAGGTGCAGTAGGTGGAAATGCCACAACTAGCCCATCTCCCGGTCAATCTGGCAATGGTGGAGCTGGAACAGCGTCAAGTATTTCTGGTGCTAGTGTTACTTATGCTGGTGGTGGTGGAGGTTCTGGGACAATTCAAGGCTCAATTGCTGGCGTTGGCGGTACAGGTGGAGGTGGCAATGGTGGGGCTGCTGGCAGTCCTGCTGGGAATGGAAGCCCCGGAACAGCAAATACAGGTGGCGGTGGTGGTGGAACGCATGGAACTACCGCTGGTTCTGGTGGCTCAGGCATCGTAATTATCAAACTCAACTAACGAATATGAAAAAAATTTACCGCTTCTACGGCATTGACGTTGCAATGCAAATGCTTCGTCCGGGTGCTAAATGGGAGATCAGCAACAACGTCTTCACCCGTTGGGATGATCCTAGACCTTGCCCTAGCATCGAGGAGGTCTACTGGGTGATGGACAAGATCAAAGCGTTTGAGGAAAGCATCCCGACAATTTGGCTACCTGAACAGCTAGAGCAGCAGAAGCAAGAGGAAGAAGAACTAGAAAAGGCACTCGCATGAATATGCACAACCTGTTTCCTACGCCAATCGGTATGTTCGACTTAGATCGAGAGTTTACCGATGAGGAACTGTTGTTTGTTCGCGGTCAGGAAACTAGGGCTAACGAAGGCAATACCACTAGCGTAAACAACTTTGTGTTGCGTGATCCGGTGATGACTTCTTTGCGGGATTGGGTAGAGGGCTGCGTTGCTGAATACTTTAAGGCAACTAGCGACCCAAAGCATGACGTTGATTTACGCATCACGCAGTCTTGGTTCAACTATTCAGAGCAAGGGCAATGGCATCACAAGCACGCTCATCCGAATAGTTTTGTGTCTGGCGTGTTTTATCTTAATACTAATCCTGATGACCGTATTTACTTTTATCGTTCAGGCTGGCAACAAATAAAGTTTCCACCCGAAAACTGGAACTTGTACAACTCGGAATCGTGGTGGTTTGAGGCGATTAAAGGGCGGCTAATTCTGTTTCCTTCGTCGCTTGAGCATAACGTGCCGACGGTTCAGGGTGAAGATGTACGGATAAGCATGAGTTTTAATACGTTCCCGGTTGGTATTGTTGGGGATGAAATGTCGTTGACAGGTTTGAAATTGGAGGCGTAATGGCACATTTTGCCCAACTTGATGAGAATAACGTCGTGACTCAAGTTATCGTTATTGATAATAAAGACACTAGCGACGTTAATGGGGTGGAGAAGGAATATATAGGTTCTGCTTATTGTGAACGCCTATTTGGTGGGAATTGGAAACAGACTAGTTATAACGGTAATTTCCGCAAGAATTACGCTGGAATCGGCTACACTTATCAAACAGACATTGATGCTTTTGTTCCTCCGCAGCCTTATCTATCGTGGACATTAGACGCTAATGCTCAATGGCAACCACCAGTAGCAATGCCTACCGATGGAAAGATGTACTCATGGGATGAGGCAACGACATCTTGGGTCGAGATAGTAGAGGATTAAATGCTTGGATTCCTACCGTTATCTGCTGCTGCAATATCTGAAGATAGCATTACTACGCTTGTCACAGCGTCAGGGGCGATTAACGGTCGAGCGTTAGTTACTGCGGCTGGAACTAAGACGGTTAGTGCCTCTGGTGCAATCCTTGGTAGGGCTGTTGTAACGGCTGCTGAAGGGGCTATACAGGGTTCAGCCTCGGTTACTGGCAGAGCCGTAGTCACTGCGCTAGGAGGCTACTCTAGGTCTGCTGTAGCGGCTATTGTAGGCACTGCTACGGTCACAGCAGTAGGTGGAACGGCTAAGTTTGCGTCTGCTCAGATCGTTGGCGTAGGGTCGTTTACAGCAATTGCTAATAATGCTGTTTTGGCATCGGCTGGAATATTAGGCAAGGCTGACATTCGTTGCATTGGTGGCGTTACAAGATCAAGTGCTGTAGGGTCAATGACTGCTAGGGCTGTGGTTACTGCCGATGGCATGATTTACGGTGAAGAATGGACGAAAGTTTCTCCGGTGAGTGATACATGGCAACGACAAGAATAAACTTTGGTGAGTGGACACCAGACCAGCCCGGAATTGCTGGCGGTGTAACGGATGCTAAGAACTGTTATCCGGTAATGAACGGTTATGCGCCTATCCGAGATGTAGCAGATTATTCAGCTAATGCAGGTCAGTCGTTATTGTTAGCGTTTGCTGGCAAATATGCTGGTACTAACTCGCTATTTGCTGCTGGTGCTACTCAAATCTTTAAGTTTGACTCTAGCGATACGACACTTGATCCGTTAACGACTACGGGTTACACGGCTGTTTCATCGTGGGATGTGACTCAGTTCGGGTCAAAGATGATCGTAGCAAACGGATTAGACAAGCTGCAATCGTTTGATTTGTCTGGTGGTGCGTATTTCTATGGGCTAGATGATGCTCAGTTCACAGGGGCTATTTCAGGTACTACGTTGACTGTTTCCTCAATGGCTTACGGAAGTGTTGTAGTAGGCCAGACGATTAGCGGAACTGGTGTCACAGGTGGAACGACGATTACTGCTTATGGTACGGGTGTAGGTGGAACTGGTACTTATACGGTTAGTTCTAGCCAGACGGTATCGAGTACGACGATCACAGCGACAGGAAATGCTCCACCAGCTAGGTTTGTGACTGTGGTTCGTGACTTTGTGGTGGCTGCTAATGTTTCCGGTGGTGAATCTACGGTTTATTGGTCAGACATTAACAACGAACTAAATTGGGTTCCTAGCTTTTCTAGTCAGTCTGACTCTCAATACCTACCTGATGGTGGGAATATCACAGGTTTAGCGGGTGGTGAGTATGGTCTAGTGTTCCTAGAACGTGCGATTTATCGTATGACGTACTCAGGTAGCCCGTTTTTCTTCCAGTTTGACGCTATTTCTCGTACTTTGGGGTGTATTTCTGCTGGTTCTATCACTCAGTTCGGTGGCGTAACGTATTTCCTAGCTGATGACGGGTTTTATCTCTGTGATGGGCAGAATGTTCAGCCGATTGGACTAGAAAAGGTCAATCGATGGTTCTTTGATACGGCTGTTTTGACTGATATTGCTAATACGATGTCGGCAACGATTGATCCGATTAAGGGTCTAGCTGTCTGGTGCTTTCCTAACAAGGAAGGTGGTAGTTTATTGCTGATTTACAACATCCAGTTAAAGCGTTGGGCTTATGCTTCTACGGATGCAACGTCTATCTCATACATTCTTACACCATCAGCAACATTAGAGCAGGTAGATAACTACGATAACAACCTAGATACGTTAGATATTCCGCTAGATTCGTCGGTATGGGCTGGTGGACTACTGGAATTTGCTGGTGTTAGGGCGCAAAAGATCATTGTGTTTGACGGTACTGTTATGTCTGCGACGGTATCAACGGGTGATATAGATGCTGGCCCTAGTATGGT